AAGAAATTAACCTTGATGAACTTATGGCTGAACTCGAACAAATGGGTGATCTTGAAGAAGGCAAAGATGACGAAAAGGACGAAGACATGAAAGAAGGCAAAAAAGATGAAGCCGATGAAGACATGAAAGAAGGTCTGGATGACGAAGACAAAGTTAAAAAGAAAGAGATGGATGAAGGTCAAGTCAATGAACTTGCTGGCTTAGCTGTTATCGGTAGTATAGCTGCGGCTGCTGGCGGTATTGAAGCTCTCTTAAAGAAAGGACGTGCAGGTGAACTTAAGCCTGGATCTAAGATGGAAAAAGTTTACAACGCGATTGAAGGTGCAGCATCTGGTGCAGGCGCTGCTCGTAGAAACGAAGGTGTAGACGATCTTGATGAAAATTTCGACATTGATGCTCTTATTTCTGAAATCGAAGCTGACTTAAATGAAGAAACTGTTGATGAAGGTGCTACTGGCTATGATGAAAAAGTCGGTGGTAAAGGCAGAACAGGGTATGATGATAAAGTTGGTGGTAAAGGTAGAACAGGATACGATGGTGCCGTTAAAAAGCTTAAAGAAGAGCGTGATGAAGCCCTTGAAACTGTTGAATCTTTAAAAGGCACTATTTCTGAAATGAATCTTTTAAACAGTAAACTCCTCTACTGCAACAAACTATTTAGAGCTAATGCACTTACTGAAGCCCAAAAGGTTAAAGTAGTTGATGCATTAGACAAAGCTTCTACAACTGGTGAAGCGAAACTAGTATTTGAAACTTTACAAGAATCATTTACTTTTACTGGTGTAGAAAAAAGAGCAATTAAAGAAGGTTTAGGACGTGCTTCTAAAGCTACTGGAACTGCTCCGCAAAAGGTTATTACGGAATCTGTTAATGACACAGTCTCTAGATTCCAAAAACTCGCAAATATTAATCTTAATAAATAATAGAACCTATGAATATTAATTCATTATTAGAAGGGGCTAGTCCTTATCAGAACCAACAAGCCGAATCGGCGAAATTGGCTTCTAAGTGGGAAAAGTCCGGTTTGCTCGAAGGCTTAAAT